TTTAAACCCCACGGAATATAATGCAACTTTTTTGATACCTCCGTGGGGTTCTCTTTTATATTCGCAATTTCGATTTTGACAATTTTCAAAATTTGGTTCAGATTTCGTTCAAATCCTACTTAAAAAATTGAAAAAATTTTCCTACAAAAATATAATGCAAAAATTTTGATACCCCCGTCATATGCAATTTTGAAATTCAAAAATCGGTTATACAGAATTTCAATTTTTGCTCCCGATTTTGTTCAGATTTGCCCTAAAAAATTGATGAAAAACTTTAGTGTGGTAAAGCACCATATATAAACTTTGCCGGCTGCGGTTCGTGCTTATTTTGGTGTCGTGGCTTTGTAGTTTAACTTGTCCGGCGGTTTTATTTTACAAGTGCATAATTGCAAGGGTTAACACCTGCACGCCTTAAAACGTCTTTAACAGCGTTGTATAAAATGGGTATAATATGCCCTTGCAAGTTGTGGAAGCTGTCGCCAGATCTGGAAGATATGCCAAAACGCACGCCGCCCCAACTGGGTACACTTGTACACTTAAAAAGGCGCAAAAAGTCTTATACATAAGCATAGCATTATTATATTAATTTTTCAAGGTACGCAAAGAAAAGCATATAAAAATATATGCTTAATGCTTGCGGCTGGAATCGAACCAGTCAAACCAGAGCAAGCCGAAAAGGGCGCAGATTGTACGCCCTTAAAATTAAATATAACAAAAATCGCCTTGTGTTCCTGCGTTTATAATCATTTTCCCATCATCGCGGCGATAAACCACACCGCAACCGCCGTCACTTAAAGACCAAATAAGCCACCCCGGCGGCGTTATTGCTTTTTTCTCTTTATAGTCATAAAAACAATAATGCGGTTTTATTCCGCTTTTTTCCTGTTCAAGTGCATTATTAATTATTTCGTCATCTGTTAATAATAATTGCGTTCCGTCTTTTAAATGTCCGCAAAATCTCATATTTTCAACCTCCATATTCTTAATATTATCCCTTAAAAGGAAAAACCGCCGTCGGTATCGGTCCGGCTGGCATTCTCTGCGGCGGTTAATTTGCTTTTGCTTCTGCTCTTAAAATCTCAATAGCTTCTTGTGTTGTGTGTTCCCTGTACCACTTCCAAGGCTTTTTATATGCTTTTGCAAGTGCAAAGTCTTCATGCTTTTCTGTCAAAATGCGTCTAACTTCTAAAAATGCCTTTTTTGCTTCTTCTAATCTGTTCATAATGTTTTTACCTCTCTTTTATTTATTCCCCTAAAGGGTAGAGCAAGCCGGGGAATCGAACCCCGGAAGCGCCAACCTTGCTAATTAATTATTTTGCTTTTGCAGCGTGTTTTGTAAGCTCTCTGTAAAGCAGATTACATGCTGTCGCTTCTGCCTTATCCTCTGTATATCTGCCTTTTTCCTCTTCTGTCTCGTCTAAAATATCAGCAAGCCAATCAACGGCAGAGCCAAGAAAAATATCATCAGAAATAGGGAAAGCTGTAGGAAGTCCTGCCATCCAGTCGCAAAACAAAGAATATTTACTAATTCTTCCGGCTCTATACTGACAATCATATTTAATTTTCTCGTTCTCAAAAGCCGTTAAAATGTCTTTGCATATGTCGTTGTAGTCTGTCTTTGCTTCCTTGTTGTCATATGTGTAATATTCCTCTGCTGCTTCGTAACTCTCCATGATTGCGTTTTTAATTGCTTCCATTGTTTCTTTGCTGTTTGTTCTTCTCATTTCTTTTTACCTGTGCTATAATATAGCTACCTTTCTTTTTTTGATTGGTGGCGGTTGTTTGTCTTGGTAGGATTGCAACCGCCTTTTTTTATTTGCAAGATTATAATATCACTTTAAAAAGAAATACGCAAGTATTTTTATAACTTTTTTAAGAAATATTTTTATTGACTTTTAGAACCTACTATATTATTATAAGAAATAAATAAAACAATATAGAAAGGAGCTGTTAGAATGCTTAAATATCGCTTTAATGTCGGGGATGCTTTAGAGCGTGCTGGATTTAACACATATAAAGCCAAAACAAGCGGATTATTGAGTCAAGACACGCTAAAGAAGATAAAAAACGAAGACACAAATATAAATGCTAAAAGTATAAACAATCTTTGTTTGATTTTGGATATGCAGCCGAAAGACATCTTTATATATGAAGAGACAGAGGAAGAAAGAGAACTAAAAAAGAAATTGTAAAATATTTAAAATATCACTTGTAAAAGTTATAACAATGTGATATTATAATTGTACAAATTAAGAAAGGACAGTTGAAAGACTGAAAAGGTGCAGAATATGAGATTATTTTTAGCAATCAAGAAAGATGAGCAGAAAAGAGAATACATAAGCGCAGTTATTAACTCAAAAAGTTATCCAAGTACATATGCAACAGATAACAGAGGCGCGCGAATTGTGGAATTGCCAGAGATTAAAGAGGGCGAAGATATTTCAAATTGTCATATACGTTTATAAGAAAGGTTGAAAAGGTGAAAAAGATGAAAACAATCGAATTATTAAACAAGGCTGTTGAGCTTGGATTTAGCAGAGAAAAGGCGCTTGCAGACATAGACGCAAGTCTTGATAAAGTGATTGGAGCAGAAAACAGAAAGCCAATTACAGAAGAGGAAGTCAGCGAAGAGTTGGCAAGCGATATTTTATTCGGGTTTGAATGCGAAAAAGAAAACAATTAAGAAAGGTTAAAAGGTGGATGATATGAAAGCATATTACACGAGCATATACAATGATGAAATGATTGGTGAAGTATTAAAGCATAGCACAGCAGAAGAAGCCGAAAAATATCTTGATAAAGAGTGGGATAGGCTCACAAAAAGAGAACAGAAAGGATTTAAGCCAGGAACGGCGGACAGCTTCAAGGCGTTTGAAATCGAAGCAACAGAAGAACAGCTTGAACAGATAGAATCTGGAGACATTGCCCCAGAAGAATTTACAACAAGAATTATTAAAGATATGTTATAATATTAAAGCGGTGTATATCTGTTATACATCGCTTTTTTAACGCCTATTGATTAATTATATGTATTGTGTTATTATATTGCTAATAATTAAATATATAAGATTTACACCCGATAATATTAATATTGTTATCGGGTTATTTTTATGTTATTAAATATATAATAATTAATTAGCTGGAGCAGATCTAGCAGAAAGGAGAACAAACACATGGAGAAAGTACAGGAAGCACCAGAAAGTCAAGAAATTTTTGAAAATGAAATAGATATGTATTTTAAAAGATTCTGTGCAGATGAAAACATCGAGGACATGGCAGCGGCTCCGCAATCCCTTTTTTATGCCGCTTTAATTTATGTATATAATAATACTTTTAAGGGTACTAACAGACTAAAATTAAAGGGTAAATTACAGGGATATAATAATAATAATTATAATAATCAATATAGTAATATAAATAATAGTAATTGTAATAGTTATAATTATGAGTATCTTAATTATATAGCAGATTATTATATATATATGTGTTATAAGTACAATAAAATATGTACTATATCAGGATATTGTAAATTAACTGGTATAAGAGAAGATGTTATATATAATTGGGGAAGCGAAAGCAGGACACCGCAACTAAGTACATCGGCAAACAATTTATATCAAAAACTGTCTAAAGATTATGAATCTAGCGGAGAGGCTCGGCTCTGGTCCGGTAAGAACCCAGTCGGACAGCTTGCTGTTATGAATCGCCGCTTTGGTTGGAATCTTCCGGGCGTCAGCAGAGAAAGCACTGCAAAGGTCATTAAAACAGCCGCAGACCTTCCGCAGCTTGGCACATCTGGAAACGCTCAAGGCTCTAATCTTCGTCAAATTGCACAACAAGAAATCATTGTGCAAGATGTACAAGAAAACCCACAAAGCTAGTAAATAAGCGGATTCTAGCTGTTTGGCTCACGATAACAGCACTTCGCTAAATTAGACTTTAGCGAAGTGATAAAACAGAACATTTGAACGATAAAAGTACGATAAAGCCAGTAAACAAGCGGATTGACAGCGATTGTGTGATAATTATTTATTGTGCAATGGCTCCGCTCTGGCTGATTTCATTGTGCAAGATGTACAAACGCAGGGCGTGGGGGTTATATATCCACGCATTGCGAGCCTAACTAAGTCGCTCAAATATCCCCAAAGATAAAAAGGCTTATTATATATATTTATATATACATAACCAACCAATAATAATTTATTGAACTATATACAATAACCCATATAATATAATCAATAAATCTACTGTACAAATCTGATAGATAGGTGTATAATAGACACATCTTAATTATTCACAAGATATTCAATGAATACACACATCAAAACGGCTAATTCAGCCGAGTAAATTCCAAAAAATTTTAAAAAATAAAAAAGAGTTAGGAGTTAGAAATGCAGGGAGCAGAGATAGGCTTCTGAATAAGATTAATAACTTAAAGATTGGTAATCGCGGTGAAGATACGCCAGAGATTGAATTAGGTGGTGTTCTTAATGCTGCATTAGGTTTATCCGGCGAGGTTGGAGAACTTAACGACATGCTTAAGAAATGGATTTTCCATGAAAAGCAGCTAGATGCCGAACATTTAAAGCGTGAAATCAGTGACGTATGTTGGTACTTAGCTTTGATGTGCGATTCTTTTGAGTTCAGCCTTGATGAAATCATGCAGATTAACATTGATAAGCTGAAAGCAAGATATCCAGAGGGATTTGACACTTACAGAGCTAATCATAGACAGGCAGGTGATATTTAATGAGTTCGACAAATATGTGCCTTAATTGTGAAAATAAGCTGAAACAATTTAACGAGCGACCATGTAATGATTGCGTTGTAAGTGGTGGGGAAAATAACAATTTTACACCTCTCAAAGATGTTGCACCTAGCGTCAATGAAAAACCGGTAAATGACAATGTTAATCATCCTAGCCATTATGCAACCGGTAAATATGAGTGCATAGATGTTATGCTTGAGATATTTGGTGTTGAAGCTGTAAAGACATTTTGCTTGCTTAATGCTTTTAAGTATAACTACCGCACTGGCAACAAGAATGGCTTAGAAGATATTAAAAAAGCTAAGTGGTACATTGACAAATACATAGAATTGTCAGAATAGCCATATCAATGCCTCATAGCCAAGCGGTAAGGCACCGGAGTTTGATTCCGTTAGCGTGGGTTCGAATCCCACTGGGGTAGTTAAACTATTTCCGGCATTAGATCCAGTCGGAATAGTTAGACTACCGAACTGTTTTGCATTTTACAGGGTAGTCCTCCTTCATATGCTCTCTTGGATTTGTTTCAGTTAAGGGTGGTGCAAGACCGCTCGGAGAGTTTTGCCTCGCACAGAGGTGTGAAATTCAACTTATCAAGGTTCTTTCTCAATATCCCCCAATATTATTGCATTTTCCCTTGATAGCCGTTACAGGCGGCATTTGCCGATATGGGATAAAGGTATTCCAGTAGCTTGCTAAGCTATCCAACAGAAATGTTGTTCGTGTTCAAGTCACGATGTCGGCGCTAACTTACGACAGGGGTTAACCTTGCCGTAAGCGGTAGAAAGTCCGCGTGAAATTGTACAAAGTAGTGGCAAAAGCAATTTCAAAGTGGCAGCAACCACTACTGCTACCACTTTTCGGATAGTAGTTCAGTTGGGAGTAACGCTTGATTTATTCAAGTAGTCACAGGTTCAAGTCCTGTCTATCCGATTACAACAAACTAGGTGATGCAGACCGAAAAGCACTTCCGCTGTGCCTGTTTGTTGTTTTTATTGATTAAGCGGAGTGTGTATCACAGGCATACATAAATAATATCAAGCGGAGGTATTCAATATGGCAACAATCAGAGTGCATAAAACAAAAAATTACACAGTTATGAGTAATACTCATTTAAGGGATAAGAGCTTAAGCTTGAAAGCAAAAGGATTATTGTCTGTAATGCTTTCATTGCCCGATAATTGGGATTATTCAATAGCTGGGTTAGTTGCAATAAGTAAAGAGAATGAAACAGCTGTTAAATCGGCTTTAAATGAGTTAAGGGATAATAATTATGTTGTGGTTACTAAAGAAAACCCAACAAAAAGCAATGGCGGAAGAATAAAGTACACCTATGAGGTTTACGAAGAACCATATAAACAGAAAATAGAAAAACAAGATACAGAAAATCTAGGGGTTGAACACCAACAGGTAGAAAACCACGGACAATTAAATACTAATGAATTAAGTACTGATAAATTAAATACTAATGAACAAAATACTGAAAGATTAATTACTAATAAGGACAATACATCAATTAACATTGATGGAGAGGTATATACATCGTTTTCAGAGAAACCGACGGCAAGAGCTGTCACAAGAGATGAAATGTTGGTTAAGGAAAAAGATATGGTTGATAGGTTCAATAACATCTGTGACAACGACATAGATAATTCAGCTATATGTGATTGCGTTAAGGATGGATTTAAGATGTATATGCAGTTATATGAAATCTATTTCCACAAAGTACACCCAATACTTACAGATAAGACATTAAAGAATGTATGTTTTGTACTATCAACTATCACAGATACAGAGCACGGACATTTCGACACTGATGCTATATACGAAACAGACGATAAAGGCATTACAGTTTTACAGAGAATGATTAACGACCATTTCATCAGAGAACACAGAGAAAGCACTAACTACTCAATAACACATTTTGCCAATGCTGAATATCTTGGCAAGCTGGCAAATAGATTTATAGAAATGTAAAGGTATATTATGAAGACAATCTTAGGCATAGCAATGCTAATATGGGCTTATTACAACATTAAATACATTGAAAGAGAAGATATACCTATTGCAACAGCTGTTAAAGAGGGAGTAACAACAATTATATGTTTACTCGCAGCTATATTGGCAATTATGATACAGAAAATGATGTAAAACAGACAAGGAGTGATTATTATGGCTATGGGCGTACACCCACTAAACAAAGATAAGTTTTATGAAGCAATTAACCTGTACATATCAGGGCGGGCTTCACAGGTAAAGGCAGCAAAAGTAGCAGGTTGTAGCGTGCCGACATTTAAGAAATACGCTAATAAGATTTATGGCGGCGATGAATTGCCGGATAATTTATGGGGGAAGAATAATGATTAAGAGAATTGTTAATCGTTGGATAAGACACAAGACAAAGAATCTGACAGAAATACCACTTTTTACAATGACATTTGATTATCGTAAATATAAGACACAAGGCAAGAAAGATAGCTGCACAATGCATTGCCACCCGGATATTGCGAAAGATGAATTTGTGAAAAGCAAATTACAAAAAGTTGTTGACTATATCAGAGATAACTATGATTTGGATATATTTACGAAGATTTGAGGTGCGATATGTGTGAATTTTGCAACGGCAAAAAGAAGAAGATTGAAAATGGCTATACATATGGCAGAGCATATATAGAATCAACTAGTTATGGCTATTGTTATAAACTTTGCTATGACAACAGCGGTGAAGAATATGGCGAGGGAGAGTTTGAAATTAATTATTGCCCTATCTGCGGCAGAAAGTTGGTGGAAGATGATTAAAGAAGCATTGTTGGATATTTCAAAAGGATATGTCAAAGTTTTCTTTGATGGTAACCCAGTTGATAGCATATATAGTGTAGATGGCATTACAGATGATGAGTCTGGAATGAAAAAGATACAACTTACTTTTTTTAGTTAAAGAAGTGCTTTTTAAAGAATAACTGGAGAGTTTGCCAATTTTGCAAAAGGGGGGATTACTATGAAACATCAAAAAGAATGGCACACTTGTGACAGGTGCGGTGCTGAAATAGAAAAGCCTAAAATATGGTACACAAGAGGTTTCCCTTGTTTTAGAACAGTAAATCTCAAAAGACCAATGTCTTTTAAAGAAATATTTACAGAAATTGAACAAGGCAGAATAGAACCTATTGTAAATGAAGATGGAATACAAAACATTACGTTATGCGAATACTATCGCACAAAGGAAAAGCAAATTGATTTATGCCCTAAGTGCAGGAAAGATTTTGAGAGGTTTATGAGGAATGAATAATTGCAAATTTACCACTTGCCGATACAACACAGACGGAAAATGCACGAATGAGGAAAAGAGAGAAGAATGTGTCGAAGTTTCAAGAAAGGTGTTGTGCATAAATGAAGAAAACAAGAAGCAAAATAATCATTAAAACAAGAGCTGGCGGTTACACAAAGATTTATGTCAATGGGAAATGGCAGAAGAAAGTATGTGTCATTAATTATCATGCAGAATGCAGTAACAAGGATGGTATAAAAGTTTCTTGCGAATTTGATAAGAATAAGACTGATAAAAACGGCTCGGTTATTTACGACCCGGAAAAAGAAGAAATTGTAAAAGAACACGTAGTTGCAAGGATTTAAGGAGCAAAGTTATGAAAATATCAGAGATGAATAACTGCATTGAGAAAATGCGGGAGTGCTACAAGTTTGATGATGATAAAACGGAAATACGGATTGGGGATATGATGAGTGGAAGTAACAGATATGTAACTGTCGGCACAAGGAATGAAAACGGAACACAGATTGAAATGACAAGGCGTGCGGATGAATTAAACAAGGAGTGAGATTATGTTAATAGTTGCATTGCAAGATGATGTAGATAACTTATATGCCATATGGAACACAGTTACGGACAGATTTTTGGGTGTTAATTTGGACAGAGACTTTGCAATGGACGCAATAATACAATATAAGCATTGCTCTATAGCGGAAGCTAATTCAAGACTAGACAACCCACAACCATTTTCTGACATTGCTAAGGCTATTTGCAATAGCAATATTAAAAGTGCATTAAATGTACTACGCACAAGATGTCACGAAAACGCAAGAGATAGTTTTGATAAAGGTAATTATGGAATTTTGCATATAGTTACAGCAGATGAATTAAAATAAATAATTGCTGATTATCAGTGGAAAGGAATTATTATGAAGAAGAAAATTTTAGCAGTTGCATTGGGATTGACATTGTGTTTAGGAATGACCGGATGTACCGCACAATGGGAAAGAAGCGTAACTGATTTTAAGAGTAATATCAATGGTGGTATGCAGAGAACAATTACTGTATATACAGCAGATGGTAAAGAACTTGCAACATATGAAGGAAAGATTGATATTGATACAAATGATGGTGGATATGTCAAGTTTGATTTTAACGGCAAGAGATATATCTACTACAACTGCTTTGTAGAAAGCATTGCGGATATTGATTAAGTGATATTACCGGCTACAGATTGATTGTAGCTGCTGACCTTAGAAAGCTAAAGGTTGATAAAACATAGAAAAGGAGATAGAAGCTATGAAAAAATTATTTGTAAGTGTGCCAATGAGAGACAGAATAGAGGAAGAAATCAAAGCTAGTATTCAGAAGATGAAAAAGATTGCTGAAATATACGAGGGCGAAGAGTTAGAGCTTATCGACAGCTACATTGAGGATAACCCACCGAAAGACAGCAAAGAAGCTGTATGGTATTTAGGTGAAAGTCTTAAGAAGCTGGCACAGGCTGATGTGTTCATAGGAATTGCGGAGAACTATGATTGGAGTGGCTGCTGCATTGAAAGGGAAACAGCAGAAAGATATGGCATTAAAGCATATATGATTCCAGCAAGATATGTAATTGATGATTATAATGCACTTGTGCAGAAATTACATCCGGCTGTCCGTGGCGTATTATTCTAACAAAATTTTACCGGCTAACAAATAGAGTTAGTTGCTAACCTAGAAAAATTATAGGCAGAGGTCTATAAGCGCCTTTGCTTTTAAGTGGAGGTGCTTTTCTTTATGGCTAGTCAGAGCCTTATTTCCACAGTTAATGGATATGAAAATTACATAGAGAAAAATGGAATAGATGAAAACGTTATGGACGCATACATAGAAGCGTCAGAAGTGGCAATTAAAACTGAAAAGGATATTCAGTATGGATTACAACTAACAAAACGCTGTAAAGAGATTATAGAACAGTTTTGCGTGGAGCATAGCGGCGTTGGAATATGGGACTTAGAAAAATATGCTCAAGACAACGATGAAGAATATCCTTTAATTGATAAATGGTATAAAACTCTTAAAACTGAAAGCTATTATGATTTTGAGAGCTTTATGTTTTATATGGAGCGGAAAAGACATTACAGCAAAAGGTTTTATTTCCCAAGACGACACACCCTTAAAATAGTTGTCAATGATTTGCAAGACCTTGAAAACAGAATAATTAAATTTTATGGATTATCAATGCCGTCAAGAGTTGGAAAGTCCACAATTTGTATATTCTTTCTTGCGTGGGTATCATTACGCAGACCTAATAGTCATTCAGCTATGGGCGGTCACTCTGGAATACTTGCAAAAGGCTTTTATAAAGAACTTATGAACTTATTTACTACGGAAGAATATACATTTTCTGAATTATTTTATTTTTGGAATCCAGAATATGCAAATAAACCACTTGTAACAGATAAAAGTGCTGATGAATTTACAATAACCCTTGGAAATCCAGACAGATTTGCGACAGTTACTTGTCGTGGTATTGATGGAACTTGGACTGGTGCAGTTGATGTATCAAAAGATGGATATTTGTATGTGGATGATTTGGTAAGAGATAGAGAACATTCATTATCACCTATGCGAATGGAAAATACCTATCAAGAGTATCTAAACAAGATGGTTGACCGAAAAAACGATGGTGCAAGAGAATTGATGGTAGGTACATTATGGAATGTCCTTGATCCATTGGAACGAATGAGAAAACAATACGAAAATGACCCACAATACAGGTTCAGAAGAATACCGGCACTTAATGAAAATGATGAGAGTAACTTTGATTATGAAATAAACGGCTTTTCAACAGCATATTACAGGGATATGAGAGAAAAACTTGACAAGGCTGAATGGATGGCTAAGTTTATGCAAAAACCTTATGTTCGTGAGGGATTGTTGTTTCCAGATAATGAATTAAGATTCTTTAACGGAGATTTTGATGATGAATTAGAAAACAAAGAACGGAAAGTAATTGCATTATGCGATCCGGCGTTTGGCGGAGCTGATAACTTATCAATGCCAATATGTGCGGACTTTGGTGGAAAACAAAGATATATTATAGACTGGGTGTACAAGAAAGGCACACAAGCGGTTACAGTTCCTCTAATTGTAGCAGCTATCAAAAAACACTATATAACAGAATTACACATTGAACAAAATGCTGGTGGAAAGCTGATGACAGATAGCATTAAAACTGAAATGAAAAAGCAAAATGTATATTTCTGTAGAATTATTCCATATTACGCAAATACAAAACTACCTAAAGAGGAAAAAATTAAAGGCTATTCTGACAGAGTAAAAGAGATATTCATTTTCCTCATTAGTAGACAATATCTTGCGATAGATGATAGACCAACTTACATAAGAACACAGATGTATCAAGATGCTATGGATGAATTTACAATGTATACATCAGAGGGTAAAAATCCACACGATGATGCAAGCGATTCGATAACACAGCTTGCAATAGTAATAGATAAAAAGGCAACACAAACAGTAATAATGTCAAGTCCGATATAAGAGGAGGGTTTATATGACAACTAAGGACTATCTTAACCAGATAAGCTATTACAATAAGATAATTGATAATAAGTTGATAGAAATAACACAGTATAAAGAATTATCATACAGCATATCAGCGGTTGTTAATGAAGAAAGAGTTATGTCATCATCAGATCCGGACAAAACAGGATGCGGATATGTCAGACTTGAACAAATGGAAGAAAGCCTTGACAAGCTTATAGATAAATACATTGATGTAAAGAACAAAATAATAGAGCAGATAGAACAGATAAACAACGAAGATTATTACACAGTATTGTTTCTAAGATATGTCAGAAAGTTTACATTTGAAAAAATTGCAAATGAAACAGACTGGTGTTGGCGACAGGTACATAGAATACATGCTAAAGCACTACAAGCCTTTGAAGACAAATATGGAAGTGAATATCTGTAAAAGATGTCATAGAATGTCACATTACCAGCGTGGTATAGTATATCTGTAAGAAGTCACAAAGATGTTTCTTCATAAACACATCCTTATCGAAAGCACCGTTGCTTAATTGCGGCGGTGCTTTTGTTATGCAATGAGGTAAAAATATGAATTTTTATATGAATAAAGATAAGTCAATTATGTGTCCGAACTGCCATAAGTTTTTGACTAAGGCAGACAGCAAAGACACAAGAACACATAAATTAGCGTGCAAGCATTGCCACAAATGGATATGGTATGTGCCTAACGATGATGATGATTTTCAGATTAAGGAAATACCACAAAGCAGAAGTTCAAGCGGTATGACATTTTATTAGAGGTGTAGATAATGCAAACAGGAAGAATTGCTATTTATACAGGTGCAAAAGAAATAACGCCTGACAATATAATATCAATTTTGCGTGAAGCAATTTTGGAACATGATATTAATTCCAACAGAATACAGTTTCTTCTTGATTATGACGCAGGAATACAGCCAATAGTTAGGAAGAATCCAAAGACTTACAGACCAGACATTGACTGTAAGTGTTGTGATAATGTGGCTAATGAAGTCACGGAGTTTAATTTAGGTTTTAAGTGGGGAAATCCTATAACGTTAGTTCAAAATGGCGACAATGAGGATTCTAACCTTACAAAAGCTATAGCGGAATTAAACAGTTGCTACGAATCGCAGAACGCAAGACAGAAGCAACAGGAACTTGCAAGATATGTTGAAATTGGTGGCGTCGGATATGTCCTTATTGATGTGAATACAGAATATGAGGATGGGGAAAGCTATTTCACATATGATGTATTAGACCCAAGAACAACATTTGTTGTAAGGTCAACAGCTTATAGTGACAAGAGGGTTATTCTTGCAGGCACTTACATTAAAGACAAACATAGCGGTGCAAGATATTATACCTGTTTTACAAAAGATATTCGCTATGAAGTTACGGATGGGGTAAAAATCACTAACGGACCAGAAAAAGGAAAAACAAAATGGGGATTTTTAGAGAGAAGTGGGGAAGAGAACCCATTACATAAAATCCCTATTATTGAATACACAAGGTCATTTGATAGAATGGGATGTTTTGAACGGCAAATATCTGAAATGGATAACTTAAACCTACTCATTTCAGATTTTACAAATGATGTCGAACAGAATACGCAGGCAGTATGGCATACAAATGATGTTGATTTCCCAGTTGAACAGGAAATAACGGTTAATAAAGATGGAACGCAACGCATTACTGAAAAAGTAAGGAAACCAAAATCTGGAGAATGGATGCAGACCTATACATCAGCAGATGGCAAAACTCCAATAGTTGAGCCACTTGCAATTAATTACGATTACACGGGTATGCTTAATAATATCCAATCAAGGCGACAGATAATCTTGCAGAAATGCAATGTGCCACAACGAAATGATAACAGTGGTGGTAGTACAGGAGTTGCAATGTCAGACGCAACAGGTTGGTCACAGGCTGAGACAGCGGCAGCAAAACAGCAATTAATTACTGATGGCTGCAAAATGGAAGAAATAAAAGTTGTTCTTGTGGCTATTAAGTTGTCAAACAATGTTAACAGCAGCAACCCATTACTTAAATTAAGGGCAAGAGATGTAAAGCCTAACATTAAGCGGCAAAAAACTTATGAAATGTCAACCAAGGTTAATGCCATGGCAACATTGATAAGCCACGGATTTAGCCTTAAAGATACAGTTGATGCAATTCCATTCTTTGATGACCCTAACGATGTTGTAGCGAGAAGCGGAGAAATGGTTAAGGCATATCAAGACAGTATAATCAACAAAGACACACAGAACCAAGCAGAGGGTGGAGAAGGCGAACAATCACCTAACAAAGACCGCACAATGCAAGACTTATCAGACCAGACAAAAAATAGTCCAGTTATAGATAAGAGCAGAACAGACAAATAATTGATATTGAGCCACAGGGTAGAAATGCCTTGTGGCTTTTTATATGCCCTAGAGAAAGGGCAATACAAATATCGCAAGAAGTTGAGAGAACAACAAAAAACGCAGAAAGCAGAGGTAAAGAAATTATGGCAGATGTAACTAACACAACAACAGAACCAACAACTAATAATGAGCCACAGAACGAAGAACAGACACCTAGCGTAGAAGAACTTATGGCACAGCTTGCTAGTGAAAGAGCTGAAAAAGAGAAGTATAAGAACGCTTCTGACAAAGCCAGTTCAGAAGCAGCTAAGTACAAGAAAGAACTTCGTTCAAAGCAGACAGCAGAAGAACAGGAAGCGGAAGCAAAGGCGGAAGCTGAAAAGTTGCAGGCTGAAAAGTTCGAGAACATGAGCAAAGAGCTTAATCATATGAAAGCTGTCAATGCTTATCAGAAAGTTATAGGCGATGGAAAGGATATTGATTCTTTGATTGAGGCGGTTGCAGACGCAGACCATAGCCTTATAGCAACTGTAATTGCCAATGAAGTGCAAAGACAGGTTAAAGAAGCTAAGGCAGAGTGGCTTAAATCAAGACCGGCTATTAATGCAGGCGGTGGAGAAGAAAGCACGATAACACAGGAACAGTTTAACAAGATGAATTACCACGAAAGAGTGGAGTTCAAAAATAAGAATCCAGAACTTTATAAAAAGTTCACAGAGTAGAAAACGGAGGTAAAGAAACTATGCCACAGACTAAGTTAGAAAATTTAGTAGACCCACAAGTAATGGCTGATATGGTATCAGCTAAGTTACCAAAGAAAATTAAGTTTTCGCCTATTGCAAGAGTTGATACAACACTTGTAGGCAGACCGGGAAGCACAATCGTTGTGCCAAAGTATGCTTATATTGGTGACGCAGAAGATGTAGCAGAAGGTGTTGCTATGGGTACAACAGTACTTACAACATCTACAACAGAAGCAAAGGTTAAGAAAGCAGGTAAGGCTGTAGAGCTTACAGATGAATCAGTATTATCTGGTTATGGCGACCCACTTGGTACAGCTATCAATCAGATTGCTATGTCAATCGCTGCAAAGGTTGATAATGACAGCTATGACGCACTTTGCACAGCACCTGTTGATTACGATGGAACAGCAGCACCTATCAGCTATTCAGCAGTTGTAGCAGCTAATAGCAAATTTGATGATGAATCAGATTCATCACTTACAAAGATATTGTTCATCAATCCAGCACAGGAAGCCACATTGCTTAATGACGCTGATTTCAAGAGCAATGACAAGTATCCACTTAATGTAATTATGAACGGTACTATCGGTTCTATTGCAGGAGCGCAGGTTGTTAAGTCTAAGAAAGTTAAGTTAGTTAAGTATGAGCTTGATGATTCGACAGGAACAATCAATGTTGTAGCTGATACAACAAGCGAGGATGCAACAAATGTTCACCTTGACACAGCACTTGTACATACGCTTAAGTCAAAGGACAAGGAAATCAAGGTAGGCAGCAAGTTAAAGGCTGTTACAACAGAGTTCTACGCTTGCCCTATTGTTATCGTATCAGCAGAAGACCCTAACGAGGACGCAGGTGCGGATGGCGTGTCAGAAGAAGAAAATGCACTTACAATCTATATGAAGAGAAGCGTTGAGATTGAACCGGACAGAGATATTCTTGCAAAGACAACTGTTATCTCTGGTGATGAACACTATACAGCAGTCTTAAGCAATGATTCAAAGGTTGTTCTTGCTAAGTTTGGAAAGTAAGAGGTGTTTATATGTTATTAAGACGACATAAAATCAACGCCGCAAAGCAGAGCGAAGAAGTAACAGCAGATAATGTAAGACAGGAAGCTGTTTATGGAGATGAGCTTAAGTATGAGGAAGAGCAGGACAAATTCCCTGTTCAACCTACAAGCGATTACACAAAGACAGCTATTAAGCGTATGCCAACAGCGGACTTACAGACACTTGCCTTAGAACAAGGTATTGAGAACGCAATGGAGCTTACAGGAGCAGAACTTAAAGAGTTGTTAATTGAGAAATTAGGATTATAGGAGCTGAAATTATGGAATACACCGCATTGGAGCAAACTAAAATCAGACTTAAACAATTTCATATTGATACAGTCACAAATGATGATGAAACAACATCTGATGTGGTAGTGTTCGATAACAAAGAAGATAATCCAATAATCGAACAGCTTATCAAGCAGGCTACAGAAGATGTAAAGGCAAGAAGAAATTACCCCGACAGCTACACAAATGAAATGATAGCCGAGGACTTGAAGAAATTTGAGAGTGTTATTATTAATCTGGCTGTCTATGACCATTCACAAGCTGGTGAGAACTACATGGCGAGTATGAATGAGGGCGGTGTCAACAGAACTTGGAGAGATAGAGACAGCTTGTTTGTCGGGGTATTTCCATTTGCCAAAGTATTATAACGCCTATAGGGCATTACAGAATAATAAAGAAGATTGTGCGTTACCAAATGGTAGCAGGCGGCACACATTAAGGGTGGTGGGCGGTGTGCCATTATTAATTATGAAAGGCGGTATATCAATGCCAATAGCAGTAATTATAAGCATTATTTCAGTTGCTTTTTCCGTCTTTTTCGGACTGTTTACGTTGGGATTTAATCTTAAGAACAACAAAAAGTCTGACAATGCAGAACTTACAGAGCGTGTAAAAGAAAATACACGCATAAATATGAAACTTGACACAATATCAAGCAATACAACAGAGATAAAGAACGAAGTTACAGAAATGAGAAAAGAACTTAATTCTCACGATAACAGGATTATTAAGGTTGAGGAAAGTGTAAAGTCGGCACACCACCGAATAGACGGATTGGAAGCACGACTCAATGAAGATAAGGAGGTATAGCAGAATGGATATTATGCAAACATTGATTGCAAATATGACAATCATATTAGCAATTGTCGGGGCATTAGCTTTTATGGTGTCTGTAATTACACAGGTAATTAAGGGTATTGGAGTATTCAATAAAGTACCTACAGATATTGTGGTATTTGTCTTGTCAATCGGTATTACTGTAGCGGCATTTGTTGCTTATATGCAGTATATTCAGATGACAATACTGTGGTACATGATTCTTGCGGCGATTATGGCAGGATTTGTCGTGGCATTTGTTTCGATGTATGGATGGGAAAAGCTGTCTGAATTATGGAAGCGATTTAGCAAGGATGTGAAGTAATATGCTTGACATTAATAAGCAGGCTATGAAGTATTCGCTTCAAGGACAGACAGTAACTATTTACGAAAGAGACGATGACGGCAATATTCTTTATGAGGGATATACCGACACAGAGGGCAACTTCATTCCTTATCTTGATGATGAGGGAAATAAGATACCTAAAGTCCTTGAAGAAAAAACAGGCTTTTCAGAGCCTGTGGATTTTAAAGCAAACATAGCTTTCAGTGGTGGAGAAGCACAGAGCAAGGAATACGGCTTTGATACGGCTGATTTTGACGCTATTTTGCTGACAGATAGGAATGTGTTGCCTATTCAAAAAGGCGACCTTATTTGGCTTGATAGCAAGCCTGCATACACATCTGACAGCCTTGTTGATGAAACATCAGCGGATTTCATGATTGTAGGCATTAAGCCGGCACTATATTCAACTAAGTATATGCTTAAAGCAGTTGTAAAGTAGGTGGTAAATACGAAGTATCAGACAGACGGCTTTCCCGAAAATGGTTCTTTATTTATACAAACAGGCAATGAACAGCTAGTTGGTTCTATCTTTAAAGGAAAGACAATCCCATCTACGCAAGAGCCAATAAATGAAAGCATAAGAAAAGCTATTTTGCAAGCAGTTAAGGAGCGCGTTTATGGCAAGACATACAATTAATATATCCTTGTCTGAAAAGTCCGTAAATGAAGCTATCAGACAGCTACAACAGTATAAGCAGAGTTTACAGTATAAATGCGAACTGCTTGTTGAACGACTAGCAGAATTAGGCGACAAAGCGGCAATTATGAGTGTTAATGAAAGTCCATTAGGTAGGACGGTAACATTGAGAGTTGACAGAAAGCCTATTCAAGATGGCTACCAAGCTATTTTAATTGCTACCGGTAAAACTGTTGAAGTAGAAGATAGAGAGCCATTTTACACGCTATTAGCGATTGAATTTGGCGCTGGTATTTATTACAACAGCGGCAACGAGAACCCAAAGGCTAATGATTTTGGCTTGGGTGTAGGAACATACCCGGGACAAATACACGCATTTGAAAATGGCTGGTACTACTTAGGTAATGATAATCAATGGCACTACACGCACGGCGTTAAAGCTACAATGCCTATGTATAACGCCACAATGGAGATTATTAATCAGTATAAGCAGATAGCAAGAGAGGTGTTTAGTTAATGGCAAACGCAAACGATTGGGCGATAGACCTCGAGAATACAGTCACAGCACTTGTCAAGGCTAAAACCCTAACGCAACTAAAGAAAACATATCCAAAGATAGTTATAACTAATGAGGGGGAAAACAGCGGTCAAGCAACATTCCCGACAGTATACATTCATTTACTGCCAGCAGTTGAACAAGGACAAACACTTGACGGACAAACGATTAACGCATTGTTAGCAACATTTCAAGTAGATGTTACCACTAACACAAGTAAGTCTGACTGTCGCAAGGTTATGGCGATAATTACAGATACATTCAAGACAATGAGATTTCAAGGCAATGCAATGCCAGAGTTCTCAATCAGCAATAAAGTACATAAGAGTACCGCTAGATTCAGAAGAATGATAGCGGCAAATGACAGATTAATGTAACAAAGAGCAGGAATGCTCTTATTTTTTGCAAATTTTTAGGAGGTAGACAAGGCAATGGCAAGTACAAGTTATAAAGCTAGAGTTATCTACAAGGAGCATAGCGAAGATGGTTTTGCAGGCTCATATAAGTTAATGGTTGCGGCTAAGTCAATTTCAGCACCAGTATCAGCACCTAACACAGTTGAAAGTACAACATTTGAAGATGATTCACAGACATTCTTAATGGGTATCAAAACATCTGACGCTAAGACTTACACAGGCAACCTTGAAAAATCTTATTTACAGGACTTAATCAAAGCGGAGGGTAAGCAGTTAGACATTATTCAGTTATATGGCTCTGATGGATTAGGTGCGGTTGCTAAGTACGCATTTGTCGGACAGGTAACAGCAACACCTAATGATGTTTCTGGTACTGATTCAGTACTTGAAATGACAGTAACAGCAGTTCCTAACACTTCACCTATCGAATGCACAGACAAGCTTCAAGTTGTCGAAGGCACTGGTGGCACGTTCACAGTAACAAAGGTGGGGGAATGATAAGCCGATCGACTAAATCAAAGGCTGTGTCGATTGGTGGCACAAACGCCAAAACAGCCGACTACACATCATATCTTGATGATGTAACAGAATAATTATTAAAAAAGGTAGGTGCGGTGTAAAATCCGCACCTTTCCCTATATGGACGATAGGGTGGGAAAGGGTAAAAATTATGATGAATATTAATGTAAATGGAAAAGAATACAAAGTTGAGTTTAGCTTCGGTGCAGCAGAATGCAAGGAAATTGTGCAGAAAATGTTTTCTGTTGTTAACGGTTCTTACTTACTTGCACAGACAGATAAAAGTGTTGCACAGGCTTCTTTTGACGGCTTAGCAAATATGACAGCAGATGTGCCAGAGATTTGCATTTTAGCCATTTATGCAGGCTGTATTGACAATAACCCAGTAACTATGAATGAAGCAAAGGAACTCACTAGGGCATATATTACAGAGAAAAGAAAGACAGATAAGAGTTACGGATATAGAACATTGTTTGAAGAAATCAAGAAAGCGATGGAAGATGATGGTTTTTTCGAGCTGTCGGGGATAACAACGATGTTAGAGGAAATGGCGAACAATGTGGAAGAAGCGGCACAGGAGCAGAAGAAGCCGACAGTAGTTCCACAGGACCACAAGAAAAAGCAGACTTCCACAAAATAATATGGGAAGAATACTTTGTTTTAGCCAGTTCACTAGGCGTTAGTTATTCAGACTTTCTAAAAATGACACCTAAAAAATTATTACTATACGCAAAAGGCAAAAAGATTGATAGACAAAATCGAGATGCAGAAATGTATAACTGGTTTTTTGTCTATGCAATACCGGCTATTTCTTGCGGCATTGGTGCGGCATTTAGTAAAGATACACACATTGAATATCCGAAGCAGGCTATTTTATCAGAAAAAACGGAAGAAAGCGAAGAAGATACCTACGATAAAAAGTTACAGCGAATGTTACTCAATGAACAGAAATGGGCGGCACGAGCTGAAAAGAGAGGACTACCGCCAACAATCCTATAAAGGGGGTTAAAGCGTGGAATTAGATTCATTAGAAGTCAAAATTACCGGTACTGCCACGAAAGCTATCAATTCCGTCGATAAACTGATAAATCAGCTTACAAGGCTGTCAACATCACTTGCAACTGTGAATGGCTCTTCACTAAGTAGCCTTGCGAGTGGTGTTAGTCAGTTAGGCTCTGCTATGCAGAATATGAACGCAGGAACAGCAGATTTTACAAGGCTTGCCAAAAATATCACAAAGATAGGTTCTGTTGATTCAGTTGCACTAACTAACACAGCTACATCACTTCAAGCTGTCACAAAGGCAGTTGCAAGCATATCAGCTATTCCGCAAAATGCAACACAAGTCACAGAATTTGCAAAGTCACTTGGTAAGCTAGGCAGTAAGAGTATAGAAAACGCCGTTGTAAACATTCCAAAATTGGGCAATGCTTTAAATGGCTTAATGACAACGCTATCAAGAGCACCAACAGTAAGCCAGAATGTTATTCAAATGACTAACGCATTGGCTAATCTTGCCAGTCAAGGTAGCAAGGTGGGTACTTCTTCAAACTCGCTTCAAAAGTCGCTGTATGGCGTTTCTACGAGTGCTAGAACAGCAACTAAAAGCAGTTGGAACTTGGCAAGTGCGATAGGTAAGTTTTATGCCACATATTTTATGGTAATTCGTGGTAGTAAGAAACTTATAGAAGCAATAAAGTCAACAACAGATTACATTGAAGCATTTAACTATCAAGCCGTTGCGTTTGGCAAGATTGGTTCAGAGTGGGATAAGGATTATGAAAAGTACGGATATGATAACGCAACAGCATATGCAGAGAGCTTCCAAAGCAGAGTAAATGATACTCTTGGAAAGTTATCTGGCTTAAAAGTTAATGTTCAAGGCGGTTTGCTTGAAGAAAGTGGAGCAAAGAACTTAGGACTTAACATACAAGAGATAACGCAGTACGCTTCACAGTTAGCTTCTATCACTAATTCATTAGGACAGACAGGCGAAGCAACAACGGCAATAACAAAGTCAATGACAATGCTTGCAGGCGATATAAGCTCACTTTTCAATGTGGACTATTCAACAGTAGCACAGAACTTACAAAGTGGCTTAATCGGTCAATCAAGGGCATTGTATAAGTATGGTATTGATATTACTAATGCTACATTAGCGACGTATGCCTATAACTTAGGCATTTCTAAGTCTGTATCAGAAATGACACAGATGGAAAAGCAGCAGTTAAGAGTGTTAGCAATATTAGACCAAAGTAAAGTATCTTGGGGTGATTTAGCTAATAAACGGAAGAAAGTTAATGATATAGCTTATCTTCCAAGTGTTGCATAAGAATAGAAATATCTTATGGCAATCGGGCAAAATCGGTGAAGGCTAAAGTTTTCAACTATGCTAATACCGAGATAACTCAATAGATTACGAACGGGCTATTGAGTATCGTAACGAGTAGGAATTGAATAAATATAATATTCCCAAGAGTGTCCGACACTACTGCATATAGGGCAGTATGAGGTGGAAGTGGCTACCACCAAACCAAACGTAAAACGTGGGTGATAATGTACTCTGAACTTATAGGAAACTATAAGAAGTATAGGATAAAGAGCCTATACGATAACAAATTTGACAATCAACTCCCCAAGTAATATGTTACGCCAGTTCGGTAACAATATGAAAGAGGTAGGAATGGTAGCAGGACAGCTATTTATCCCAATTCTTTCAAAGGTTATGCCAATAGTAAACGGAGTAACTATTGCAATCAAAAGATTATTAGTCAACCTTGCTTCTTTAATGGGGGTTAAGATTGACTTTGAGAGCTTTGGACAAAGCGGCTATAAAGACACATCAGATGGCTTAGAAGATATTTCAGACGGCTACCAAGATGTAGCTGATTCAGCTAAGAAAGCTACATTATCCCTTATGGGATTTGATGAAATTAATAAATTGCAAGACGATACAAGCTCAAGCAAGGGTTCAAGCGGTGGCGGTGGTAGCAGTATTGATTTAACAGATGATATTGCTAAGGCAGCGGCTGATTATGAAGCGGCGTGGAATAAAGCATTTGCCAATATGGAAAATTCGGCAGTTGCTTGGGCTGATAAGATAGAGAAAGCACTTGAACCTGTTAGGAAGATATTTAAAGACTTTGCAATCGGGGATTTTTATGCAGCAGGGCAAGATACATCTAACCTTGTGGCAGGAATTTTTAATTGGTTTGCAGATGCCATTGATAAAGTAGACTGGTACGGAATAGGCAGAAAAATGGGAGATTATCTTGCTGGAATTGATTGGGTAGAAGTTCTTTCAAGTGTAGGCAAGGCAATCTGGGAAGCTATAAAAGCAGCTATTGAAATATGGCAAGGACTATTTCAATCTGCACCCGTTGAAACTACAATCATGTCAGTTCTTGGAGTTATGAAGTTTACCGGTTTAGGTAAAAAAATAGGAGAAAGAATATCAGACGCATTAAGTTGGAGTGCTATAAAGAAAGGATTAAAGAGTTTTGCTGGCGGAGGTGGACTATTAAAAGGTCTGCAAACTATGCTAACTACTGACTTATCTGTAATAATGGGAGCTGGTACAGCGACAGAAATAGGCTTAACTATTGGGACAGGAATCGTAGGTGGCATTGGCGCAGCTATTATTGGATTTAATATAGGCAATAAACTAAATGAAGCACTTACAGGTGAGAAAATAGATATGTCAATGTTTGACCAATTAGCATATCTTATAAAAGCACCATTTGAAGATTTGCCTAGCTTTATTGACGGAGTGATAGAAACTATCACATTCGGGCATAAAGATGATATAGCAAATTGGTGGACTACAAGTGTTGCACCGTGGTTTACTAAGGAGAAATGGGGAGAACTGGGAGACAACATAAAAACATCTTTAAGCGAAAAATGGAACAGTTTTTCAGATTGGTGGAGCAATACAGCTATTGTTAGCTGGTGGAATAATAATGTTGCACCGTGGTTTGAAAAAGATACATGGGTTGACGCTGTTGATGGAATGAAATTAGGAATACAAGAAAAGTGGGATTCAATCGTTGGTTGGTGGAATAGTCTCGCAATTGTTTCTTGGTGGAGCAATGATGTGAAACCGTGGTTTACTAAGGAGAAATGGGAAAACTTAGCTGACGGAATTAAAAAAGGTATTCAAGGGAAGTGGGATGATGTTGTAGATTGGTGGGATAGCAAACCAGCACTTCAACGCATTTCTGTAGCTATCGAAGATTTTAAAACTAAGATACAGAACGCTTGGAACAGCTTTAAGCAGTGGTGGAATGATTTAGGACTTGAATTTCCACACATTGATACACCACACTTTAAGATTGACGGAGAATTTAGTCTTGCACCGCCTAAAGTACCAAAAGTCAGTATTGATTGGTATGCAAACGGCGGATTCCCAAGCAAAGGACAATTGTTTGTCGCAAACGAAGTTGGACCCGAAATGGTTGGTACTATGGACGGAAGAACAGCAGTAGCCAATCAGCAGGAAATCACAACAGGTATTGCCAACGCAGTTTATCCAGCGGTTTACAATGCAGTTGTAGCGGCTATGTCAGAAGCCAACAATAATGTAAACATAACATTACAAGGTGACGCAGATAAGCTGTTTACAATGGTACAAGATAAAGCTAATAACTATACTAATATGACAGGTCAAGCGGCTTTTCCATATTGATAAGATAAATGTATTGTGTTATTCTTTTGCTATATAAAAAGCAAAGGGGTAACGCAATATGAAAAAGAAAAAGAAACTTTACATCGGTTTGGCAATAGCTTTTGTCTTAGTCTTGATAATAGTTTACGGCAATAGAAGTACCGATACAAAGACAGAAAACACTAATACCACAACAGAAAAAAGCAGTGATAATGCCACTTATAACAATACGGAATTTAAGTATCTTAAGCATGAAATTATAAATAATAATGAAAAAGATATACTTATTGTTTATTTTGATTTCACTAATAATTCTAAAGACAATACCAGAGCTGCATATAATTATGACATAAATTGTTTTCAAAATGGCGTAGAATTGGATTATCCTTTACTCAAAGTTGTCGAAGAGGAAGATAATATTATGAAAGAAATACAGCCAAACACGACTATTACAATTGCAGAAGCGTTTATTTTAAATGATAGAAGTAATGTAGATTTAGAGGTGGAAGCCCATTCGTCATTTATTGATAAAAAACTTATTAAAAAGACATTAACACTTGAATAAATTATTTAATGGAGCGTATCTTTCGGTGCGTTCCATTTCTTATTGAAAAAGTGCTTGACAATTATTGCAAGGGCAGTTATTATTATAACATAAATATTGCAAGGGCAATAATTGAAAGGAGTGATTATTATTAGTCCAGCAGGAAGACCGCACAAGGAAAACCCTAGAAATGTTAATCTTAATATCAGAATAACAAAAGATGAAGCTAATCGTATTCAGAAATGTGCTGATGAATTGGAATTAACAAGAACTGATACCATTATGAAAGGCATCGGGTTAGTAGAAAAAGAACTTAAAGACAACAAAAAAGAGTAGTCAACGATTACTTGGCGGTAACTGACTACCCAAAACACAACTCTGAAAGGAATTGATAAATCTATCATATCAGTTTCTTTCGGAAAATTCAAGATTTTTTGGAGGAAAACTATGGATAAATTTTTAGATATTATATGTGCAAATCAGATTATGAGTACAAAAGAGCAGGGAGATAAGTATATAGAATTTTTTGAACCATTTATGAGCAAACTTAAAGATATTGTGAGCGAAAAGGTTTATTCTGAATTGGAAGAAATGTTTAGCAGTTGTGTGGTAGAAAACAATAGTTTTTACGCTGTTGCAGGCATGAAATTAGCAATAGGTGTTATTGACGATACTTATGTTCCTACTGTGTAATCAAAATATTGCGTGAGGCATTGTGGGCATATGCTCCCACTACGCAATAGATTCTGTTTAGAGCAAATGATAAGATTTTGTAGGAGGTAAAATAATGAGTTATAATTATCCAACTACAAAAGATAGTTCTCACAATGAGATTAAAGTACCTATGAACACTAAGAATATTTGCGGCGTAGACTGCTATGAGCAGAATGGCGTTGCGTACTTAAGATTGGAAAATGTTGCTAGAGGACTTGGGTTTACTCAAACCCAAAAGAAAAACGGAGTGGAATATATATCTATTCGTTGGGAAACAATCAACAGATATTTAGAGGATATTGGTTTCCCCAACAAGCTGGGGAAAGACGATTTTATCCCAGAAAACATCTTCTACAGACTAGCAATGAAAGCCAAAAATGAAACAGCAGAGAAATTTCAAGCATTAGTGGCTGATGAGATTATTCCGTCAATTCGCAAGAATGGAATATATGCTACTGATAATGTTATTGATGAAATACTGAATAATCCAGACTTTGGAATAGAATTATTAACAAAGTTAAAACAGGAAAGACAAGCAAGAGTTGAAGCAGAAAGAAAGAATGCTATCTTAACACATGTCAATAAGACATATACAATGACAGAGATTGCTAAGGAACTGAATCTGAAATCTGCCATTCAACTTAACAAGTTACTTGCTGATAAAAAAATTCAATACAGTGTCAATGGAACTTGGGTTCTTTACTCACCATACAGCAGTATGGGATATGAAGAAATTAAGCAAGAAATCCTCGACAATGGTAAGGTTATTTATCACAGGAGAATAACACAGCTTGGAAGAGAATTTATACTGCAATTATTCAATGAAGTTGCATAGATTTTCTTGAGAATATTAGAATGGCTCAAACAGAAATAAATATAATGGTTGCAAGAAATTTGTAACCACACTAAGGAATGTATCAGAAATGGTGCATTCCTTTTTTAATGCCTTGAAAGGGGTGGTTTGATTGATTGATGCAGTTGTGATTGAGGGGGTTAGATTCCCAGTAGCATATAACGGCTACACATACAGTAGGAATAAGATATGGTCTAAGAATACAGGAAGAAATGATTATGGAGAAATGGTTGGCACGATTGTAGCACTCAAAGACAAGATTGAACTGCAATTACCGCCGCTAACAGGCGAACAGGCACTATTACTTGATAATGTGGTAAGCGACATAGACAACCCATTCCCAATAGCACAAGTCTTATTCTTAGGTGGCACACAAAAGGAAATGACAATATACACAGGAGATGTGACATATCCGTATCTCACAAGGGCAAAGAATGAGGACGGACTTATAGTCGGAGCAAAATTAAGTTTAATACAGAAATAAAGGAGAGTTCCACATGAAACTTAAAACAAGTGAGTTAATAGACAGGTTTCAGAGTTTAAGTAACATATCACATGACAAGACTACAGGCAGAATTGCTATGGCTGTTATGTGCAATATTAAGGCGTTAGAAGAGCTGTACAATGCAACGCTACAGACCATAGAAGATACTAAGGTTAAGTATGCAGATAAGGACGACAGCGGTAATCCAGTTATCAACGATAATCAGTATCAGGTTACATCAGAGAACTTAAAGAAGTTACAGGAAGAATTGCAGGAAATCAATGAACAAGAAATTGAAGCGCCTGACATGACAATGCTTCCTATGGACACATTCGACAAATGCGAAGAAATTACACCAGCTAAATTATACTCAATTGAATTTATGATAAGCCATTAATTAATCAATAAAGGCGGTGTAGAATGAAGATATTAGACACAGCTATGACGGAAATTATTAAGGGAAATAGTGCAAGATACTATTCCAAGTATGTTGTTGATGAAAAAGAACATACTGAAACACTTAACAATTTCAAGTTTCAAAACATGATAAATCCCAATAATGAAATTACGATAGGTAACACTTGCAGCAGCAGTGTTACCTTTTCTATTTATATGCCAACAATAAGCCTTGAAAATAAGGAAATTACCATATTTGAAGGTGTTAAGGTTGGCACAGAAATTAAATATATTCAGTTGGGAATATTTACAGTTACTAAGCAGACAAGTGACGGAGAATATACAAGCTACGAAGCATACGACAGAATGTATAAGGCTGATATGCCTTATTTTTCTGATATGACATTTCCCAGCACAGATAAAGCTATTCTTAATGAGATATGCAGTAAGTTAGGCATATCTTTAGCGACAAATATAGTCACAGCACATACAATCAGCGACAAACCACAAGGATATACCTATAGGGAAATTATTGGCTATATGGCTATGCTACAAGGCAGTAATGCGGTAATTAATGCTGATGGCAACCTTGAATTAAGATGGTATAAGGATAGCGGCTATGTACTTGACGGACATAAGTATTATCAGCAAGGCGTTACATTTACAACGAGTAAAGATTTTATTATACAGAAGCTGACTTGCAACAATACCAAAAGCGGTTCTACAGAACAAAGTCAGATTACTTCTGGTGACGGAGCGACAGGACTTAGTTTTGCCAATCCGTTTATGACGCAAGCAATTCTTGATGAAGTCTATAAAAAGATAGGCGGTTTTACATTTAGACCGCTTACAGTTAAGTTTGTCGGTGATTACCGACTAGAAGTTGGTGACATTATAACTGTCAACAAAGGTGGCGTTGATTACAAAGTGCCTATAATGCAGATTACGCACGAATGTGACGGCGGCTTAATGGATACCGTTACATCTATAGGTCAATCTGACACAGAGAATACAAGCGTTGCTTCTGGTCCTATTACTAAGCAAATGGAACGGTACTATGCCGACTTGATACTTGTAAATAAAGCACTTATTAATAAACTATCTGTTGATGAAGCTGATATCAGATACGCAAGCATTGAAACCTTAAAGGCTGTTAATGCTAATATTGATAACCTTAAAACAAATAAATTAGATGCAACATATGCAAATATCATTAATGCTAATGTGGAGAGCCTTAAGGCTGTTAATGCGGATATCGCAAATCTTAAAGTAGACTATGAGAAAGTTGGCATACTTGACGCAAGTGTAGCTGATATCAAGACATTAATATTCGGTTCAGCAACAGGAACAACAATAACAACGGATTTCTCTAATTCTGTTATTGCTGTTTTGGGAGAAGCGCAGATTAAGTCAGCAATGATTGATAGTCTTGACGCAAGCAAAATCACAGCACTTGACATTAATACTACTAATGTACTTGTTCACAGCGAAGATGGCAAGTCACAGTGGAAAGACAATACAATTCAAATATCTGACAGCAATAGGGTTAGGGTTCAGATAGGTAAAGACGCTAATTCAGATTACAACATGTATATCTGGGATAAATCAGGCAATTTGATGTTTGACGCTATTGGATTAACAGACAAAGGCATTCAACGACAGGTTATCCGTGATGATATGGTTAAGGATAATGCTGATATTGCCGCAAGCAAGTTGAATATAGAATCGCTGTTCAATGTTATCAACAATGATGGTTCACACACGCTTAATTCAACGAAGATATATGTTGATAGTGAACAGCAAACCCTTGATAGCGTATTCAAGAGTATTCAGACAACCGTTGGCGGCAATTCTACATTATGGGGTTCGGCTATTAAGCAATCTAAAGATTTTATTGACCAAAAGTTGTGGTGGACTGATATTCGCAATGGAGAGTCTATCGAAAGCAAATTCAACACAGTTACAAGTACGCTTGATAGCTTCGGTGTGCAAATAGGAGATGTTTACAAGCAACTCAATGATGATTTCAAGATATATCAGGTGACATACGAGCCGACTAAGGATAATTATCCAGCTAATGAGTGGAGTGTACCTATATATCCAAGCGATGATAGATACCCTAGTGATAGCACATGGGAATACACAGAAGCAGAATATGATAATTATGTAGGCATTATAGCGTATTGGGAAGCACAGAACAGAGCGTGGCGTTGGATTAAAAAAATAGACGGAACGCACGGTTGGAAAGAAATATCTTCAACCGAAATCGCTTATCTTCTTAATCAAAATGCCGCGTTAAAGGTGAATCTTAATACAATCAGCTCTGAATTAAGTAAGACACAGATTGATATAAGAGACAACTATAGCACTACTGTACAGGTTAATAACGCTATTACACAAGCAGTTAGTGCAGAAAGCAATAGTATTAAGTTAGAAGTGTCTAATAATTACGCTACAAAGAAGAGCCTTGAAAGTTATGCCACAACCGACAGTCTTAAAAGCTATGCTACAACAGCAAGCCTTGAAGCATATATCAAAAAAGACCCGACAAGCGGAGAACTTAAATCTGCCATAGAAGCTATAGCAGATGATATTACACTTAAAGCTAAAGGGGCAATTAATATTAGTGGTAATAAGTCTGTTAATATTAATGGTAATCTGTTCACGCTTACATCTACTAATACTACTATTTCAGCAGATGGTTCGATAGACTGTAAGAAGCTAAAAGCTGTTGATGCTGACCTAGAAGGCACATTTAAAAATGTAAATGTAACTGACGGAGGTATTACAATGACCACTACTATTATTGGTGGTGAATACCTTATGAAAAGCAGTACAGGGGCATTTTTACAGATACAGGGACACTACATTGAAATGTCAAACGATGATGGTTCAGGAACGAAATGGATACTAAGTAGAAGCGAATGTGTTTTTAATGACTACTTAAATGTTAAGCTATACCACCCTTCACTTAAAAACTATATGCGACCTGCTTTGTCTATGAGAAATCCAGTAACATTTGATTGGAGCGGAAGCGTTTTAACTATATACGTTGACGATGTAGCTGTCGCTACATGGGATTGGGCAGAAAAAAATTGGTACTAAATCCGCACAGCGGTAGAAAGGAAAACAATATGTTAAGTATAACAAAGACAACAAATTTAAGTGGTACATCAGTGATTAACGGTCAATCAGCTATGACAATGTATGCGGCTGTACCAGAAACTGGCTCATTGACAATTAGTCAGACAATTACTAACAAGGAGTTATACCTTGCAAATCAGACACAATGTGATACTGATTATGAGAATTTTAAATCAGAAGTTAATAAGCTATTAAAGAATGAACAGCAGACAGTCGGTTCAGATACAGCAGATACAATAACAGAGTAAATCATCAGAGAGTGTGGGTTTAAACCTGCACTCTTATTTTTAGGAGGTAAATTATGAGCTTAACAGGATTTCTTTCGTACAGCCGTGTAAATTGGCAACAATCGCCAAGTAAAAGCACTCCGCTTAGTGCAGCAAACTTAAATATAATGGACGCAGGAATTAAGAATAACAATGACATGATTAGCAATATTCGTGACGAGATTACACAATTAAACAGCAATATTGACGTTAAAAACTCTTTTTGCAAAAATATTGCAAGTGTAGATGGTACTCTTGAAGGTTATGGCTATAATTATTGCTATTATAATAAATCTACCAAAACAGGGATTTTATACTATGCCTCCAAAATTGAAACACAAGATTCTACACAGAATAATTTTACAGGATATTATGACATAGAAACAGTTCTTGAAAATATGGGTATTAGCTTTAGTAAAGCATTGGAAAGTAATTATACTCCTTATGATGCCACAGGTGTAGTTCGAGCAAAGTTGATAGGCTATGGAACAACATTGTTATATAGCTCTGCAAGCCAGCATTATGCTTTTGCTCGATATTATACAAAAGATGGTAATAAAGGAGCATGGGCTACAAGCGAATTCCAAAAGGGTGATTATATTACAGGCTCACTTATATTTAGTTAAGTTTCAGATACTGCCTTAGTAATTGCACCGGTGCATTTAATATTATTGCAGTTTAGTCGCGGAATGAGCAATTAGTAAGGTTGGCAGTGCCGCATAACATTAACAATATAATATTCGCAATCAAGCACCCCAGCGGAAACACTGGGGTGCTTTTTTGATACACATTTTTTAAATTTAGGAGGTAATTTATGAGTAAGTTATTCGGAATTGACACATCAAGATGGCAGGGAGACTTTGATTTCAAAGGCGCAAAGGATAATGAGGGTGTAGATTTTGCCATTATCAAGGCAGGCGGTGCCGATGATGGCTTATACGAAGATAGAGAGTTTGAGAACAGCTATAACAAGTTGGAAAGTGCAGGAATCCACAAAGGAGCCTATTTCTTTGGTAACGCATTAAGTAATGATGAAGCTGTAAATGAAGCTCGATATTTTGCACAGCTTTTAGCAGGTAAATCATTCTGCTACCCAGTGTTCTATGATGTTGAAGCAGGCATGGTTACTGGTAACGACCTTACAGACATTATTATGGCATTCCTTGATGAAATGAGAAATGCAGGATATAAGAATGTCGGCTTATACTCATATGAGAACTGCATTAACAATTATGTAGATATTTCAAGAGTAAAAGAAGCTGGTTATGCCGTTTGGGTAGCAAAGTATTCAGATACAGAACCTAGAATTGCTGTTGATTATGATATGTGGCAGTTCGGTGGAAGTGTTAATTATCTTAGAGACACACAGATTAACGGACAGACAGTAGATCAGAACTATTGTTATACTGATTATTGCACAGACCATGTAGTTGAAGAAATCACAGTGCCAGACTATGAGCCAGTGCCAGACACTAAGTATCATAAAGGCGATACAGTTAAGGTTATTAACGCTATTCAGTACGATAATGGCGAGCCATTCAGCACTTACTATGATGAGTACAGTGTTTTATCGGCTAGTGGCAGAAGAGTTGTTATCGGTGTTGACGGCGTAACCACTGCTGCTATTGACGAGGATAATATCAGCCTTGTTAAGTGCATTTATGATAATGACAATGATATCAACACAGATACAGTAAATCGCGGCGACGGTAAGAAAGTCAGAGTGCTTGATAACATTGATTATGACGGCGTGAGATTTGCGACATATTATGATGAATATGATGTGATTGAAGAGGACGGAGACAGAATTGTTATAGGTATTGGCACAACAATCACAGCTGCTGTCAATATTGCTAATCTTGAATTTGTCGGCGGTGCAAGTTCTGATGATACACCTACTGATATCCCATTTAGTGAAGATATTGAAGAGGGTAGCACAGTGAGATTTGTCGGCGATACTGATTATGACGGCACAGCTATTAAGGCTTGGTTTGATGAGTATACAGTATCAGAAAGAAGCGGAGACAGAGTTGTGCTTGTGCATGACGGAGAATTATTCGCAGCGGTCAATGTAGCTGATTGTGAATTAGTCTAACCTTAATAAAAATACCGGGAGTGCAATGCTCCCGGTAATATTTTAATTATTCAAATCTATCATAACAGCCATAACAGCAGGAATGGTCGTTATAGTTCCGTTTGTTTTCTTAAATTCCATACCACCCTCAAGAAGTGTTCCATACATTGTCACATTATCACCAACAAGCAAATTATAATCAAAATCATCTCTATAATATGTCAAAACAACAGTATCATCATTATTGCCACCAACAGCTAAATAATAGCAAGCAATATATTCACTGGATTCTTCACCAGTATGCGTATTTCCGTCTTTATCTTCGACTTCCCCATCATATTTTAATTCCGCTAAAATATTGCCTGTCAACTTGAATTCTTTATCAATATACTTATTAGGTGTACGCTTGAGCATTTCAACAGTTATATCATCAGGATATACGCTCTTATCTCTTGATAATAATGTTTCTTGTTCTGTCTGAACTTCACTGGTACTTTCAACATTATTATCAGAAGCACCATTCTGACACGCTACAAGGCTTAATAAGCACATAACAAGCATAATGCTTACAATTCTCTTTTTCATAGGCGAATCCCCCTAAATTTAATTTTACTAATCATATCACAATATGCATAATTTGTCGAATGTTGTCGAAACTTGCGATATCTTTAAGTTGATTTTTACATTATCAGTATTTATAATAATAATTGTCCGAGAGAGTTCGGACAGAATCTTCAAGTTTCGGCTAGGTGGCACTGTTTGATTGGCGTTGGCAGTGTCACCGCTGAAAACTGTTAATCTACTGGGGGTAGGTTGACATGCAAGAACAAATGTTCTATAATAACACCATCGCTACCAGCGTTATATCGTGCAATAAGGGGGATATATGGAGAATGAGGAATATAAACAGAAGATAATTGAACTAATCAATAATTGTAATAATAATCATTGGCTAAAAACAATATACAGCTACATTAAAACACTTTTAAGGTAAAAGAAAAAGACCGAGATTTTTTCTCGGTCTTTGCTTATTCTCGGCTTAACAAATTTACTATCTCTCATTTATCAAGTCAATCAGTTTTTCCAAACTTTCCCAATCTTCTTTATTTAGCTTAGACAACGCAGATACAAGCCTATGTCTGAAATTGTCTTCACCGCTTCTTTGAATATCTCCAAGCATTTCAGCAATCTGTTCATCTTTGGATTTCTCTATAAACATTTCGCCATCGCCTGTCCGTAACCAATCTTCATTAACGGAAAATTCCCTACATATCAGTTTTATAGTCTGTTCTGACGGATAATTTTCTCCGCTTTCCATTTTACAAACAGCAGAACGGGATACAGATAGTTTTTGAGCAAAATCAGTTTGACTTATATTCAAGCTATTTCTGATTTTTTTAATTCTCTCATTCATAAGTAGTTCCTCCTTTCTTGAAAAGTATAATAACATAAAATGTACATTAAGTCAACAAAAAGCATTGACAATGTATATTTAATGTGCTAGTATGTGTACATCAGATGAGCAGAAAGGAAGTGAATTGAATGAGCGAAAAGGAAAAAGAAGTAGTTGAGAAGTTAAAAGAAGCAATTCCTAAGATGTCAGATTTTGACAAGGGTTATATTCTTGGCAAGGTCGAGAATATGGCAGAAAAAAGTGATAAGGAATGTAACAATGACAGAAAGGAGTAAGAATGGCAGAAGTCACAAGAAAAGCTATCCAAAATGAAATGACAAAAACGATAGAGGGAAGTTGCTTCTATGAAAAGCTTCACTACAACGGACAAGATATAAGCGAATTGATTGCTGACACGAAAGCATTAATTGCCCAACATAACTTATCCGTTTTAGAAGCCAAAGGGTTTTTAGATTATATGAAGATTATTCTTGACAATTCTTCATATCTTCAAATTCAGAAATAGCCTTAATACAACATTCTTCAAAAGATGTATTGTCAGGTATTTCTTTAGCAGTCTTGAGTATAGATAATACTTTGTCAGAGTAAGGATATTCAAGACCACAGTTAGGGCAAATAATCTTGTCGGCAGATACACTTTCATTAACAGTATATCTATTGTGGCAAGTACAAGTTATTTGGAATTTTAGAAACATATTTTTCACCTCTTTTCTATTAGGATAAGAGGATTATAGCACAAACGGATTAGAATTTTTGATATTGATGCAATAGAAAAGTGATGGTAGCGGTAAATAGTTACAAACTTTTATTCAAACATCATTAGTTCTTTTTGACAGGAATAGCGTCCTGTTCGTATCAAGTGTGAACTACCTACCAATTGGAAAGTGTCTACCATCACCTTTCTATTGTATCAATAAATATAAAGTTCTACAAGTTACAGCAGATAGGAATGAGCAGAATTGCTCAAATGCACCTTAAAAGGTCAAAATATATCACACATTATTTAGAAAGGAATGTTTATGGAGCTACAGATTTTTAGCAATTCAGAGTTTGGAGAAATCCGAACTATTACTAAAGATGATGAACCTATGTTTTGCTTGGCTGATGTATGCAAGGCATTGGAACTTGAACAGGTGAGCAGAGTTAAGGCAAGGCTTAAAACAGATGGGGTTACTACAAGTAAGGTCATTGACAGATTAGGCAGAGAACAGGAAGCTACATTTATTAATGAAAGCAATCTTTACAAGACAATCTTTCAGAGCAGAAAAGAGAGTGCGGAAAGATTTACAGAATGGGTTACATCAGAAGTACTTCCATCAATCAGAAAGAACGGCGGCTACATAGCAGGGCAGGAAACAATGTCTGATGAAGAACTCATGGCAAAGGCACTTCTTGTAGCCAATAACAAGATAGCTGAAAGAGATAAGATAATCGAACAGAAGCAGGCAAGAATTGAACAGATGAAACCTAAAGAGATTTTTGCGGACGCAGTAGCAACAAGCCATACATCAATCCTTGTTGGAGATTTAGCAAAGTTGATTTGTCAGAATGGTGTGCAAATCGGGCAGAAGCGATTATTTGTATGGTTAAGAGATAAGGGCTATCTGATTAAGAGTGGCAGTTCTTACAATATGCCGACGCAGAGGTACATTGAGCAGGGGCTATTTGAAATCAAGGAAAGCAACCTTGTTAATCCAGATGGAAGCGTAAGAATTACACGCACACCAAAGGTAACAGGCAAAGGGCAGGTTTACTTTGTTAATAAGTTCTTGAAAGGAGATAACAGTGTTTCCGTTTGACGATTCATTAACTTTTGATGAAATACAGGACATTACAAGACATGAAAGCGAGAGGGTTATTGCTGTTACAGGCGGCAAGGTTAGTGACATAAACTTGATTAACGAAATCTGCATAGATTTATATTTACAGATAGAACACGAAGTCGGGTGTCGTTTTAGCTGTATTAAGCGTGATGATTTAGCAGATGTGCATGAGTTCATTGATTCTTACGAACCGCCATTGTGCCTAATGAAAAGGATAAAAGAATATGAAAGAAAAGATGATTAACATATCCGCAACACTGGCAGGAATTAGCCTTATAGCGTTGATTCTAAGACCGGTACAGCCACAAGCTAAGATTAATCAGCAGAGTGCAGTGTTAAGTGAATGCTACAACTCACATGTTGTTTATAAGGTTGAAACTGGAGAGATAAGTGTTGATGAATATGAGTTGTCGCTCATGGCACATTTGCTGATGGGTGAATGCGGAGCGACATGTAACGACGATGAAATGCTATATCTTGCAGGAGCCGTTGTTTTGAACCGAGTACAAAGTGAGTATTTTCCTAACAGCATTGAAGAAGTTATCTATCAGTCAGGGCAATATCAATGTATAGAACTTAAAAACAGCGGATTCTATAAAGAGCCAACAGAAAGGTGTTGGAGAATAGCAGAAGAATTATTAATAAGCGGATATGACATACCTAGCAATGTGTTGTATCAAGCTGAATTTAAACAAGGTAGCGGTGTTTATAAGAAAGTGCAGAACATGTACTTTTGCTACAGATAAGGAGTTTGTTTATGGAGAAAAGAATAAGAGAAGAATTGTTCAGTCTGGGAATTCTTTCTAATAAAAGAGGTTACATCTACATAATCGAAGCTGTTAAACGCTTTGGAAATTTTACATCAATGGAAAATATTTACAACAGTATTGCTAAGGCAACAAATAGGTCACCAGTATCTATTGAAAGGTCAATTAGAACAGCAATTAAATCAGCTAACCATGATTTATCAACATGGAAAAACTATGACTGTCTCACAGCAAGAGGGGTTATAACAACGATGTATTACAGATGTAAGGAGAGTGCCAATGAGTAGCATAAAAAGAATCATTAAGTTGAATAGAAACAGGCAGAGAGCCATGAGAGAAAAGGATTTTAGAAAATTCTATACTTTTAGCTGCAAAATCCATCTGATTGAAAGAATGGATAAAGTACCAATAGGAAGTTACATATTAAAGTAAGGAGAGAAAAATGGAAAATGCAATTAATAACAATAATATCACATTAGCAGGAGTAGTTGAGAAAGAGCCAGAGTACTCACATGAAGTACTTGGTGAGGGGTTTTATGTGTTCATGCTCAAGTGTTCAAGAACAAGTGGCAACAAAGACACATTACCAGTAATGATATCGGACAGACTTGCTGATGTCAGAGAAATCAAAGTAGGACAGGTTGTCACAGTTTCAGGGCAGATAAGAAGTTTTAACAGACACATTGATGATGTGAAACGCAAGCTGATTTTATCTGTATTTGCAAGAGAACTTGAAATACTGGCACAGGACGCAACAGAACTACCATTCGAGGAAAATATTAATACAGTTATACTTGACGCTCATATCTGCAAACCACCTATATACAGATGTACTCCAAAGGGCAGAGAGATTGCAGATATCTTAGTGGCAGTAAACAGACCATATGGCAAATCAGATTACATACCATGTATAGCATGGGGAAGAAATGCAAGATTTGCGGGTGGACTTGAAGTTGGAGAACACATTCAGATCCAGGGAAGATTCCAGAGCCGTGAGTACGCTAAGAAGATAAGTGACAATGAGATTGAGACAAGGGTTGCTTATGAAGTATCAGTAAGCAGGATTGATTACGCAGAGGAGGGCGAAGCTAATGCATAGTGATATTACAGTTAGAGATTTAGCAAGTATGGCTATTGATGAAGACGTGGTATGCCAGATATGGACACCACAGCAGGGAACAGTATTTAACGGTTCGTTTGAGGAAGCTAAGTATTCAGCCTATGCGGATAGGGAAATTGATAACTTCCAAGTTGAAGATGGCGTATTTGTTATGAATATATAATAAGGAAAGGATATGTTTATGGAAAGAGCAGTTTTAAAAAAAGTAGTTCTTGAAAACTTTATGTGCTACGCACACGCAGAATTTGATTTTTATGCCATTACAAAGATTATGGCTAAGAATGGCAAGGGCAAGTCGACTATTGCCACAGCTTACTTGTGGTGCTTGTTTAACTGTGATTATGAATTAAAGGATAATCCGGTTGTAAGAAGAGAGGTTGACGGAAAGTCCGTTGATGATATGGATACAAGTGTTGAGCTTACACTTGATGTTGACGGAAAAGAAGTAACTATGAAGAAAGTACAGAAGCGTACCTACAGCAAGGACGGCAGCAGTTATAAGGACGATAACAAGTATTTCATCAATGATGTGCCTAAGACATTAAAGGACTTCAATGCGTACCTTGATGTTGATATGAATGTATTTAAGATGTGCAGCAATGTAAATGCTTTTCTTAATCAGAAACCAGCAGAAATGAGAGAATACCTATTCAGCCTTGTGGGAGATGTTACAGACCTTGATATAGCTTCACAGAAAGCCGAATTAGCGGAGTTAGTTCCTTTGCTTAATAAGTATACAGTTGAGGAATTATCCGCTATGAATAAGGCTACCAAGACTAAGATTACAAAGGATTTGCCTATTCTTGACGGACAGATTAAGGAAAAGGAAAGAGATATTCAGCTTAAACAGGCTATTGAAGTATCTGACCTTGAATTACAGAAGAACAGCCTTAAAGCGCAGATTGCTGATTGCGTGGCAAAGCAGACCGACAATGACAAGCTGATAGCTGAATATGACAAGGCTAGTTCGGATATTCTCAATCTTAAATTTGAGCTTAGTGATATGAGCCGTAAAGCTAATGAAGGAAATGTTAAGGCTAGGAGAAAACTTGAATCACAGATTAGTAACCTTAATTATGTGATTGAGGATAGCAAGAAGTCAATCAGCAACGCAGAAGATGTTGCTAGTTTTGATAAGGACAAGATAGCTGAATATCAGAAAACACTTGATGATAGCAGAACCGAATGGAAAGCTGAAAAAGAGCGTGTATTTGACGAGAATAATCTTATTTGCCCTTATTGTAAACAGGAATACCCAGAGGAAAAGAAAGAGAAACTAAAGGCAGATTTTAAGGCACATAAAGAAACTGAACTTAGCAGAATTACCGATAAGGGCAACACAGCTAAGAAAATGCTTGATGAAATCAAAGGATTGTTAGTTGAAGCTGAACAGGAATTGGCTGACAGAAAGCAGAAGTTAGAAAAGCATTTAGTTGATTTAGCAGACCTTGAAAAGCAGTTAGCAGAGTTACCGCAGGAGATTGATGTTACAAGTTCAGAGGAATACAAAGAACTTGAACAGAAGATTGCTGAAAGAGAAGAAGCTATGCACAAGGCTAATGATATTTCGGCAGTTAAGGCAGAATTAAAAGCACAGGAAACAGCTTTAAGGCAGCAGTTAGCAGAATGTGAAAGCCAGATTGCAAAATCTGATACGGCAGCAGATGAACAGCGACTTGAAGAATTAAAGCAGACAAGGATTGATTCTGAACAGAATAAGGCTAATGCCGAGAAAATCCTTGATTTACTTGATGAACTGGATAAGGCAAAGAACGAAGCCTTAACAGAAGCGGTAAACAGTCATTTTGGGTTAGTTAAGTGGCAGTTGTTTGAATATGCTAAGAATGGCAATTACAAGAGCTGTTGCATACCTACTGTTGACGGAAAGAGTATTTTAACAACTATGAGCAACAAGGGTAACAGAATTCTGGGTAGAGTTGACATTTGCAACTCAATTCAGAAGATTAGCGGTATATCGGTGCCTATTATTTTAGATGACTCTGAAAGCCTTAGTACGGACAATCAGAAGAAAGTTGCCGAAATGGTTGATAGTCAGTTGATTATGCTGATTGTTAATGATAGCGAGAAATTAGAGATTGTGGAGGGATAATATTATGAAATTAAGAGTTTGGCATAATTGCCAAGTGGGAGTGGTCGAAAACTTTTATGCCGAAGTTGAAAGCATTGAACAGGCTTGGAAAATCCTTAATACATTATGGGATTATGATTTATTTCAGCACGAAAACAACATAAAGCCGGATTACTGTAACGCTTCCGGACTTGAGTATTTTGATGAGGAAGAACAGGAATGGTGCGAGTGGTACGACGATGACGGATTGGATATAAAAGAACATTTTGAAGAAAGTGAGGAATAATTATGGCAGAGAATACAGCAGTTGCGGAAAAGAAAGAAGCTGAAAGCAGAGAGCTTGTAGCAAAAGATTTTACAGAGGGAATGGTTGTAAAAATCAAGCAGAAAGAGAAATTTGGCTTGACATTCCCTAAAGATTATAATTACACAAACGAATTTATGTCGGCAATGCTGATTTTGCAGGACACAGTGGACGCGAATAAGAAACCGGTATTACAGAGTTGCACAAGAGCAAGTATTGAAAATGCACTTGTTGAAATGGTTACGAACGGACTTTCAATGCAGAAAAAACAGTGCTACCCGGTTGCTTATGGCGGCAAGTTACAGTGTCAGAAGTCAGTGTATGGAAACACTTGTATAGCAAGGAGATTCGGACTTAAAGACATTAATGCAGCGGTCATTTACAAGGGAGATGTGTTCAAGTATCACAAAGAGGACGCAAAGACAATCATTGATTGCCACGAACAGAGTTTTGAGAATATTGACAATGATAAGATTGTTGGTGCTTATGCGGTAGCTGTTATGGATGACGGAGAGAAAATATCAGAAGTTATGACCATTGCACAGATTAAACAGGCTTGGAAACAGGGATTTGGCTACAAGGAGAACGGAAATGGTACACATCAGAAATTTGCCGACCAGATGGCTATGAAAACTGTTAAGAATAGGCTTCTTAAATACATCAATAATTCTCATAGTGGTAATGAAAATGAGGATTACGAGAAAATCAGCCACGATGAAATGCTTGAACAGGATGTTGCGTACGATATTGAGCAGAACGCAAACAGCGTTGATTTTGAAGAAAGCGACATTATCGAGGGCACAGCCACGGAAGTAACCGAAGAACAGGCAGAAGATAGCACATTGCCACCATTTATGCAGGCAGAATAGGAGATTGAGCATGAGAGTAATTTCACAGCACGGCAATGTTGATTTGCCTTACGAACAGATAGTTGTGTGTCACGCAATGGAAAATGTCACAGCACTACACAATGAGAAAGAATATGTTTTAGGCAAGTATTCTTCACAGGAGAAAGCATATAAGGCTATGGAAATGCTGAGAGAAGCATATATCGGTATGCCTATCGTAATGCAGAATGTTGATATTTCAGACGATGTGGCAAAGGAATTTGAAAAATTGAAGAAATACGGTGTTATGGTGCGAATAAAAAATCAGCCGTCAAAAGTAGAGTTTATCAACAATGTTGTTTTTCGGTTCCCACAGGATGATGAAATCGAGGTGTGAGTATGAGAATTATTAAAGGCAAAGAAAAAGAATACAAGGATTGGTACGACAAGAATAGTGACGGATACAGCAGAGCTTGCTTCACTTATGCTGAAAGGTGGGCTGAACTGTTGGAAGCAGAAATCGACAAGAGCAATGATGTTATGAAGTGTTTTGTTGATAATGCCGACAGATTGAGCCGTGAAGCAGACACAGAGGGCATAACAGGATTTATGTACGGATGTGCAGTTAGTATTCTTTCACAATGTTGGGAATACGGAGAGTATTTAAGAAAGTGGCATAACAAAAAGTATGACTATGACGGAGACGGAGCTGTAAATCCGGCAGTTATAACAGTAAGGTGAAATGATGAAGCTTAAATGTATAGCAACAGGAAGTACAGGTAATTGCTATCTGCTAACTTCCGACAGTGGAGAAACACTTATCCTTGATTGTGGAATCAACATTAAGGAGATTAAGAAAGGCTTAGATTGGAACATAAGGGGGATAATGGGCATGATAATAAGTCATGCCCACCTACCCTAGACCATTCAAGGTCATTAAACGATTTTAAGGCTATGGGAATACCGATACTTGCCCCATATTTAGGCGATAGCTGTAAATCAATGAATATGGGCGAATTTACAGTAAAACCTTTTGATTTAACGACAATAGACGGAAATTGGACACATACTAATGCAGACGGAACACCTTGCCCGATATTCGGCTTTCTGATTACTCACAAGGAAATGGGAAGAATGCTTTATATAACCGATTGTGAGGTTATCAAGTGGAAATTTAAAGACATAAACCACATTCTCTTAGGTGTGAATTATGACAAGGATTTAATTGACAGAGACAACACAGGCAAAGCTAACCATGTATTCAGAGGTCACTTAAGTATTGACACAGCTTGCGATTTTGTTAAGGCAAATTATTCAGATAGCTTGCAGAACGTCATAATGTGCCATCTATCAAGTGAAAATTCTGATAGAGATAGTTTTATCGAGAAGATGAAGAAAGTCGCTTATGGGGCGAATGTAGATGTTGCAGAGCGCAACAAGGAATGGGTTTTAAGGAAAGGAGATGAATGTCCGTTTTGATTAGTTGGGATATAGTTACAAAGTTAATGAATTGTTTTCCTAATAGCGTTATAAATCATAACGCAGAGTTTATAGCACATATTAAAAGCAATACATATTTTGGTTTAAAAGATTGCGAAAATGAAACAGATGTAAAGTGTAAAGTTTTGGAATGGCTATCAAGACCTGCATACAAGACGGAACCATATAACACCAAACGGAGCAATGATGAATTTCACAGATTTATGCTTGGCGGCATAAATCAGTTTTTGGAAACAGACTTTACCGAGAAAGATATGGAACAGATTTATACATATCTTGGGAATAGGTGCAACCATGCCAAAACATTGAAGTTTATTGAAAGCGGATATGATATGTCGGTTTTGAAAGATTAAAAAATCCTAGTGAGTGTCCGTTTTAGAAAGGAGAATTGAAATGAAGAAATCTGAACCAAAAATGATTTTAAATATGTCTCTCAATAGCGAGGAAATTGAAGAAAAGGTCAAGATTGCTATGGACGAATATGTAGAGAAAGTTATTTATAAAAATCTTGATGAAGAAATTACAAAAATTGTTGACAAGAGAATTGAAAAACTTACATCTGCTTCAAGCTGGAGTAGCGACAGGAAAATACAGGGTGTTTCTTTTGAGCAGTTTGTGAAAGAAAGGACTGAAAAAACTATCGGTGATTTTGTAGAAAAGAATATCAAAGAAATTCTTGCTAAGAGATTTGCTGAAATTATGACAGATAGGAGTTTTGACAATGATTAAAGGCAGAAAGGAGCATAGCAAATTAAAGCAACATTTCATCGAGAAGATTGGAGAAAACAAAATGAAATATAATGATTTTACGAGCGGAGAATATGTGAAAAAAGAAGATGTGATGACATATTTAAGAGTGTTTAATTGGGATATGCCAAGAAAAGAATTAATTGAGAAATTTAAAGGTATTTCATCTATTACTCTTAACAACCAGGATATAAACAAAGTAAAAATAAATAAATTGCTAAATGGTGAATGGAGCGATGATTAGTTAGAAATACATGTTCGCAGAAAGGAGCAGTAATGGCTAAGAAGAAATTAACAGGAGTAAGCCCTATAACCAACAGAATATATTATGGAACGCAAGACACAGAAAAACATATGTGGATAGGACAGAAGACAGATATTACAGATAGTGCAATAGCTTCTGTATTTGAATGGTTCATGGCGAATATAGTGGGAAAAGAAGAATATTCTATCACATATCCAGAGACAGATTTTGAGTTAGTCATGAGAAGAAAGGAGCAGTAATGGAGAAATTAACGATTGATGCGATAATTGAGCATTGCGACAGAAAAACAAGGATGTACGAAAAGGCTTGTGATATTAAGTATCTCGAAACAACTATGAATAATTCTACAAAGGAGTATTGGGAACATAAACAAGTTGCTGAATATTTAAGAAAGTTCAAAGATTATGAGGACTTAGAAGAACAGGGCAGACTTGTCAAGTTGCCTTGCAAGGCGGGAGATACAGTTTACGGAATTAACACTGATAGAAATATCGTGTCTGCTTTAAAGATTATTTCGGTAAAAATATATTCTTATGCCATTTATTTTGATTATCAGCTGATTGACGGAATTTATAAAAATATTGTTAGTTTTGCTGATGCCGATATCGGTAAAACAGTATTTCTCACAAAATCCGAAGCAGAAGCCAAACTGAAAGAATTGAGGTGCGACAATGATTGATTGTAATATTTGCAAGTATAAAGAAGATTATGGTTATTGTACAGGATGCAGACACGGAGAGCTGTTCGAGAGGAACAATGTGTCAGAACCTAAAAAAATATCAGTTAGTAACGGAAAAGAATATTGCGGACATTGTGGCTATTTGTCTGAATATGCAAGAGGATATAAAAAGTTTTATTGTATTAGGTGCGGCGGACTTAATTTAAGAAGTTGAAAGAATTGAGAGGTGGAGAAAATGACAGAGAAACAGAAATATGCAATTAAATTAGCCATAGACACTATGGATAAGTATGTCAGTAGATATTGGAACACGAGTTACGGAAGCCGTAAAACAGGCGTAAGTGTTGGATATGGTGAAGCAATAAACATTTTGTCAGATATGCTTTCAAATGCTGATAGTCACACTTGCAACTGCCAGCACAACAGCAATTCAAGCGATAGCGAGCCTTGTTGCAGATGTGATAGCAAGCACACCAATGCCGACAGAATAAGGAATATGTCAGATGAAGAGTTGGCGGAGTTTCTTGTAACTTTTAAGAACGCATTCGGTGAGGAATACGAGGGAGAAGCTAGTTGTATGGATTGGCTTAAATCAGAAGCAGAATAGGAGAGAATATGGCAAAGATATTTAGGTTTAGCGGCTATTTAGTTTCCAATCGTGAAAATATTTCACTCGAAGATATATATGATGATATAAGTGATGTAGGATATGCCGAAAACTGGCAACAGTTACATATCGAACAGTCGGAAGAATTTAATCTTGATGGCGAAGATACGCCAAACTGTGACCTTGCGTTACTCACAAGGCATTTTAAGGCAGATAACATCAGCACAGAATTTGACAGACCTTTACCACAGAAAGGCGAGAAATATAAGCATTTTAAGATTGGAAAGATTGTTACTATTATCGGTATTTCAAGGCATACAGAAACAGAAGAAATTTCAGTTGTATATGAATATGAGGGACATATTTGGAACAGACCTCTTGAAATGTTTATGAGCGAGGTTGATAAAGAGAAATATCCTAATGCAGAACAGAAATACAGATTTGAAAGGCTTAGTGATGTTTTGGTGTGAGAAAGAAAATAGGTGGTGCTCAGTTTGGAGTTGCGACAGAAAGAAATGCAAATTTGACGAATTTTTAGCACTTGCAGTAGACAATGTGGAAGCAGAAGAAAGTGAGGAAAAATAATGAACAGAGTAATTTTATGTGGGAGGCTGACTAGAGAGCCAGAGATTAGATATTCACAGACAGCAAACGGAAGTATGGCGGTAGCAAGATATACATTAGCCGTTGACAGAGCTTTCAAGAAAGAGGGCGAACAGACATCAGACTTTATTAACTGTATCGCGTTTGGCAAGAATGGAGAGTTTGCGGAGAAGTATCTTCATCAGGGAACTAAGATTATCGTTGAGGGTAGATGGCAGACAGGCAACTATACTAACAAGGACGGACAGAAAGTCTACACTAATGATTGTGTTGTTGAAAGACACGAATTTTGTGAAAGCAGAGCTAATCAGCAGAACAGCAGTAACAATGGAATTATGGGCGGTAATGCTAGTTCAGACAGCTTTATGTCAATTCCAGACAATGTAGCTGACGAAGGATTACCATTTAACTAAAGAGGTGTGAGTATGACAGAGAATGAAGCAATAAAAGAGGTAAGATTTAATATGTCAACAATAGGATTGAGTGACAAAGCTGCTAAAAGAGTTGTTGAAGCAAGAAATATGGCAATCAAGGCACTTGAAAAGCAGATGCCTAAGAAGCCTATATTTAACCATAACCTTAGTGATACTCTTTCTTTATTCTATTGTGAATGTGGAAACGCAATTAAAGTTAGTCACGATATAGGAATAATGGATAAAAACAATGCACCAAATTACTGCAGTGAGTGCGGTTGTAAGCTAGATTGGAGCGATGAAGAATGAGATTGATTGATGCAGATAAATTATTAGAAACCTTACAAGATCTAGAACCGCATTGTGATAACAAAGATTCTGAGCATGGAATGTTAAAAATGATGAGATATTATATGCCTCAAATTATCAATGATGAACCGACCGCTTATGATATAGATAAGGTTGTAGAAAAGTTAAAACAGAAAATGAAGAGAGCGAGGGATAAGGAACAGGAAAATACATCAGAGTATTTTGAAGGTGAGGCAGATGGCTTTGAATTTGCAATTGAGATAGTAAAGGCAGGTGGTAACGATTGAATTATCAGAACATAGCAAGAGCCAAGGCAATAGAACAGGAAAACAAAAAGCGACTATTGAAACTGAATCCAAAACTGAATGACAAAAGTGGAATATATTTCTTGACAAGAACTGACGAAAACAATATCTCATATTTTTACATAGGACAGGCGGTTAGGATTATACAGAGGATGTGCGGACACCTTGTAGGGTATCAACACATAGACCTATCCCTAAAAAAAAGGGGCTTTTATAGCGATGATAACCCTTATGGGTGGAAGTTGAATTTTATCAATTATCCCGAATCTGAACTTGATAAATGGGAACAGTACTGGATTTTGGAGTACACCAAGAAAGGTTATCAGTGTCGCTATAATAAGACAGCTGGCGGTCAAGGAGAGGGCAAGGAAAAGATAAATGAATTTAAACCCTCTAAGGGCTACAGAGACGGCATACAGCAAGGCAAAAAGGTGTTAGCAAGGGAATTATCCTCTATCGCAGAAAAGCACCTTATAATCCGCTTAAAGCCGGAAAAAGAGCACAACAAGGTATCACAGAAACAGTATGAGAAATTTATGGATTTATTGAAAGTAGGTGAAAGCGATGAGCAGTAAGTTGCACAAAATACCGCATTTCAACACTTATGATGATATAAGAGTTGAAATGCAAAACGATTTACAGTACAGGCTTGCGAATAGAACGGATGAAACATCTCTTGGTAGACCTTTATATTATCGAATAAATGTACAGTTGATATTAACACAGGAATGTCCTTATAACTGTCCGTTCTGCTTAGAGAGGAAGAACCCTATGCAGGGCGATAATAATTTTAAGGCACAGATTGAGTCGTTAAAAAAGATACTGTCGGAACATCCCAATGCAAGGCTCACAATTACAGGCGGAGAGCCGGGGCTATATCCTAACCATGTTTCAGAACTTATTGATACATACAAAAAGCATAGCAATAATGTGTTTTGTTCAATCAATACTACTGGATATTCAAAGGAACTTAACGGATTAGCACATATCAACTTATCATATAACGATTATGTGCATAAAAGCCCTAGTGATTTTCCTAATTGCACAGTCCAAACAGTAGTTGAAAATCCAACGATTGAGTATATTAAAGATTTTATGAAAATGAAAGCTGATAATTTTTCGTTCAGATTTTTAAGTGGACTTGAAAAGAAAGATTATCCTGTAAAAATTTGGAATGATTTACAGAATGATGATGATATTGATATTCATACATTTAGAATCGGTGATTTCTTTGCATATGCAACATTTGACTATATGGGGAAACATGCAAGGTTGACATTAGGGGATATGTGGCAGCAGAGAAACAATGATTATAAAGATGGATACTCAAATATTATTATCCATCCCGATGGAACTATCGGAACTAATTGGAGATAAGAAAGTGGGCGATTCAGAATGAAGATTTTAAGCAAAAAGAAATACAATAAACTCATTGAAGATTTTGAAAAATCACAGAAAAAGGTCGAGAAACTCGAAAGGATAAACGAGAGCCTTGGAAAAAAGTTAGAAGATAAAAAGACAAGTTGCAAAATGAATAACGGAAAAGACTTCTGTTTTAATTGTGCAAACTCTTACAGATACAAGACATATTGGGGAACAACAGAAATTGAGCGGTGTGGCTGCCTACTTGATGTGTCTTGTGAGAGCTTTGAAAGAAAAGAAGATAACTAACTAAAAATCAAAGAAAGGAATAGGTTGTCGCGACATAAAACCGAGGTTTCCTTTTGGTGGATTTAGAATGATAGTACATTGTTTATTTGAACAGTCAGGAACATTCAAGAATGCTTTCAAGAAGTATGGAATTGAAGCCTACGACTATGATATTCAGAATGAATTTAACGAAACTGACTATGTTACTGACCTTTTTAAAGAGATAGAGGGGGGGGTATCAAGGTGAGCCGAGTTTGTTTGATAAGATAAGCCCTGATGATTTGATATTTGCATTTTTCCCTTGCACTTATTTTTCAGACCAAAGTCCTAGACATTTATGCTGCACAGCTTATCAATATAAGAATTATACTATTGAGCAAAAATGTGAGGTGTCAATGAAAAGACATAGGCAGTTAAGCTTGTTTTATGAGATACTTAACAAATTTGTTATTGTCTGTCAAAGAAAACATCTAAGGCTGATTATAGAAAATCCATTAAGCACTAGTGGAATGCATTATTTAACACATTTTTGGTGCCTAAAGCCTAATGTTATCGACAAAGACAGAACGTTGAATGGAGATTACTATAAAAAGCCCACACAATATTGGTTCATTGGTTTGCAGCCTAAAAATAATTTTATTTTTGAACCATTAGAGGCAGTTGATGTTATGAAGCAAAGATATGTTACAAGTAATAATTCATTGGGAGTGGACAGAAAAACAGCAAGGTCAATGATACACCCGCAGTACGCAGATAGATTTATCAGGCAATATATTCTTGATGAAGCAATATGGAGAGGTAAATAATGAAAGACGAAACAAAGCAGGAGATACAGATATTACTTGACCTACTCAAAGGCAGTCTTACAAGAAATGGTGTAAGTATGGCAACCGACAATAGTGGTAACTTGATGTTCTTTGATACGTCTGCCTATGTTAGAAGTGAAGGCAAGGAATTTGACGGATTCAGAGTTAATATCAACGATTTAGTGAAGTAACAATGTGACAGAACTTGAAGAATAGGAGCAATAATATGGCAATATATAGAAATGTTCAATTATCATTTTGGACCGATAACAAGGTTGAAGATGATTTTACGCCAGAGGACAAGTATTTCTACATATATTTGCTAACAAATCCACAGACAAATATATGTGGGTGTTATGAGGTTAGTTATTCACAAATGACAAGGCAGACAGGTTATAACAAAGATACTATTATCAGGCTATTAGAAAGGTTTGATAAGGCACACAAGGTTATTAAGTTTGATTCAGAAACTAAAGAAGTGCTGATATTACATTGGTACAAGTATAACTGGAGCAAATCAGAGAAAGTCTTGGCAGGGGTTTTAGGAGTTGCCAAACATATTAAATCTGACGAATTTAGAAAATATGTTAATGATATGGTTGATTCCATTAAAAATGATACCCTATACATAGGGTATACATACCCTATGGAGACATCTGTTTCTGATACTGATTCTGATACTGTATCTGATTCTGTTTCTGTTAATAATAATATAGTAAATAAAAAGAAAGATAATATAGAT